CGACGCTGTGAAGGAGGCCATGAAGCGCGTGCTGCGAGCGATTGAAGCGGCGCGGGAAGACGGCTTGAGCGTGGATGTGTCCGGCATGGACGAATTCGACATTGGCGACTTTGGAACGGAGTTGGATGATGCGGAGCGGCTACTGAAGCTAGGAATCCAGTCACCCACTTTGCAGAAGCAAGTATACAAGAAGCTGGCTTTTCAATACTTATGTGATGTGAGGCAGGAAGTGAAGGACAGGATCGGACGGGAAATCGATCTTCAGAGTTAGGAGCCGAAAGGCAGGGAGGTTTATGGAAGAGCCGAAGAAAGACGGCGGAGACTTACGCCCCATTATTCAGGGAGTGATCGAAGAGTTCGTGCGGGCGCAGCAAGTGAGGGCGGAGCCTGCATACAAAGCTGAGTTGCTGGATGAACGCAAACGTCGCGAGGACTTAGAGCGCCGAATGAACGACTTAGTTCAGGAAAACCAGCGCAGCCGCCAGATGGCCGAAGAGGCCGAGAGAAGCGTGGCGATTCGCGCGGAGTTACAGCGGCTTGGCGTGGCAAAGGTGGACTTAGCTTACCGCGCGGTTAAAGACGACATTCAACGGGGCGAGGACGGACGGTTGACTGCCAGGGGTGGGCAGGGCGAGGTTCCAGTGAAAGAGTATCTCGCACAGTTCGTGCAAGAAAATCCGGAGCTACTGCCGGCAAGAATCACGGGCGGCTCGGGCATGGGATCGGCGCCTAAGATAGCGGCGAGTGGCGGGGGAATCGATCTGGATAAGATTCGACCGGGCATGAGCGCGGAAGATCTGGAGAGGGCCCGCCAGGAGATCGCGCGAGTGGCAGGGCAGGCGATGCGAGGTCTTTGACAGGCGCTGGAGAGGCAGTCCGAAAGACGAGCAACTCCGGGCGAGTAGAGGAAAGAACAAGAAAAGGGAGAAGAGATGCCATCAATTACATCAGCGAATGTCGCAAGTGCGATTGTAAAACTAGTCGCGGTGGACGCATTACCAGCGCTTGTCAGCAATTTGGTAATGGGTAACTTAGTCAACCGGGATTACGAACCGACGTTGGCGACTTCCGGGGACACCGTAAATGTGCCAATTCCCCCGGCGCTCGTGGCCAACAACATCGCGGAGGGAGGCACGGTTCAGACTCAGAATCCGAGCCTGGGAAACGCGCAGATCGTGTTGAACACGCACGCCGAGGCGACCTTCCAGATTCCGGACGTGACCAAAGTGCTTGCGGTACCGGATCTTTTGAAGCTTTATATGCAACCGGCCGTGGTGGCCCTGGCGGAACGAATCGAATCCGACCTGCTGGGGCTGTACGCACAATTCACAGCCAACACCGCGGTAGGCCTGCCGGGAATGGCCGTAACCGAGGCGACGATCGACCAAGCTGAAACGTCGCTGTTTCAGGCAAAGGTGCCGGCCAGCGCCGGGAAGTACCTGGTTGTTGATCCAGTCACTTACTCGGCTTTGAGGCAAATTCCACGGTTCAGCGAGTACTATTCCGCCGGTGAAGCGGGCTTGCGGGCGCTGGTGGACGGCGCGGTGGGCAAGTTGAAGGACTTCTTCGTTTTTCGATCTCAGCTAGTAGCTAAGACCGGAAGCGGGCCGGTGACGACACACAACATTGCCTTCGCGCGGGATGCGGTGGGCCTTGTGATTCGCAGACTGCCTCAACCGCTGCCTGGCACGGGCGCTATCGCCGAATATGCGGAAATGGGAAATTTCGGATTACGTGTGGTGATGAGCTATCAGCCTAACACTTTGGCACAGCAGTTCACCGTGGATGTGTTATACGGATGCGCCGTGCTCCGAAATAGCTTCGGCGTCCACGTCGAAAGCTAAAAGAGACGTACGGGAAAAACGAAACGCGAGCGGGCGCCTGACAACGTGTCCGTTCGCGGGCGAGCAGCCTGTGGCGGAAGTGCGGAGCCTGGCAAAAATGGTGACAGGCACGAAATTTCGCGCTGAGCGATCTCTTGTCTTGTTGTGTCTGCATGCGCGAAAAATCGAGCCTGTCACCACATTTGCCGAACCGGCCATTTCTTCTACAGGTTCCTAGGGGGAAACACATGGATTTACGACTGTTCTATCAAAAGCTGCGGAAGATCGAGCAGGAAATTTCTGATCCACACGTCCTGGTGGTCAGCCACGAAACACCCGACGGCGGCCGAGCTGGACAAAAGTCCGAGGTATCTCGGAGCATTGCGGCGAAACTGATTCTGGAAGGACGGGCACACCTAGCCGGCGCCGAGGAGGTCGCTGAGTACCGAACTGCAGTGGAACAGGGAAGGCAGGAGGCAGACCAGCGGGCGATGGCGCAGAAAATCCAGGTGAACGTCGTATCGGAAGCGGACTTTCGAGCCATCAAGACTGCTTCCCGGCCGGAAAAGCGCTGACAATTAGGTGCCCCATGGCCTTGTTCACAGATGGACCCATCAACGAAGTGATAGACCTTCAGAACTATGAGAATGCGATTCTCACGGTTGCTAACACGGAACAAATAGATCTCGGCGGAAAAAGCGCCTTGGCGCAGGGTGAGATCGCAGCCGAGCTGGTACTCTTCTTGCTACGCCGATTCCGTCAGCCCGACGTTTTGTGGGGCGTCACACTTAGGCGGACGATCGGTGTTGGGGACGTGGTTGTCACCGACCCATTACGACGGTGGCATGCGCTTAAGACATTGGCACTGGTCTATCGGGACGCCTACAACAATCAACTGAACGATCGATACAAGGGAAAGTGGACCGAGTATGAGCAGCTGGCGAAAGCCAGTGCAGAGACTTACTTTCAAATCGGAGTTGGTTTGGTCTCGTGTCCCATCGCAAAGGCAGAGCTACCGATATTGAGTACGGCGCCGGGGACGGGGCAGGCGGCAACTTATTATGTAGCAGTTGCATGGGCGAACCAGACGGGACAGATAGGCGCCGCGAGCGAAGTAGCGCAACTTACGACCGCGACTGGACAGCAGCTAGTGGTAGCTGCCATCAGCCCTCCGCCGAATGCTACGGGTTGGAATGCATACGTCGGCGGGGCACCAGAGACGACGCGTTTACAGAATGGCAGCCTGATCGCGATCGGTAACACCTGGACGCTGGCGGCCGAACTCCAAGCTGGAGCTTTGACGGGTAAGGGCCAACAGCCAACCTGGTTTCTTGTAGACCAGCGGGTGATCGAAAGGGGCTAGGCTTGTGCTGCAGATCGGTAGCTTAACCACCAATAAGTTAATGGGAATCCTTCTTGGAACTGGAGGGGTTCCGGAGACAGTGGCGGCGCTTGCCGCGGAGCAAAGCATGGTCTTACCGGCCATCGCCGCGCAACAGGTAATCGCTCAGAATGTAAGTGCGGATCTCTTGGAGCATAGCAAAGCTACCAAATACCCGATTGTTTGTATTTACTGTAGTAAGATCGCCAACGTCTTGCGTGAAAAGTTCCGGACGTTCTCGGGAGACGCCGACATGGTGATTGAAGCACGAATCTCACAAGATCGGCTGGATGATCTGGGGACGAATGTTCAGTTGTACACTGACGCGATCACGCAAGTGCTGGACAGCAACCGGGGAGATTGGGGCGACGGTGTGTTTTACAGCGGTGGTTATGAGGTTACATTCGGCGGTGTGAAGCAAGGCGGACTGAACTTCATCCAGATCGCGAAGGTGTCTTTCACCGTGGATATTAGCGCAGACTGTTAAAAACAGACGATGTTGCCCTGATCGGCAACGATAACCGATCCTTTGGGGTCACGAAAGACACATCACATATGTCGTACATTTTATCGAATGACAATCGTTACTACGTCGCCCTGGAGCAGACCTACGGGAATGCGGCGACGGTGGCTGCGGCGAACCGGATCCCGGCGGTGGAGCTCAGTATCAAACAACAGACAGAGAAGATCACGCGCAAAGATAAGACCGGATCCAGAACCTTTGCAGGAAATCCTAGTGGTCTACGCCGGGACACCAGCTTTACATTGAAAAGCTACATGTCGAATTGGGCCGACCAGACAATACTTCCACCA